CATGAAGCGTCGTTTGCAGCAGATGAATGGTGCATACAACAACGAAGCTGAAAATCGTTTGAAGGCTCAAGAGATTCAAGCCACTCGTGCGCTTCAAGAAGCAAATGAAGCTGGCGATTATGAGCGTGTAGCAAAAGCACAGCAGGCACTTGCCAAAATCGCTATGGCGAAAGAAAAGGTAAGTCAGCAAAAAGCTAAGATTGTTCGTGAGCAAAAAGCAGCACAGGCGCAAGCTCAACAAGTGCAACAGCAACCTGCACCTCAACAGCAGTATCAACCACAACCAGCACCACAGCGTGATCCAAAGCTAGAACGTTGGTTGGAAAAGAACTCATGGTTTGGTTCAGACCGCTTGATGACTCGTGCAGCGCAAGCAATCCATGAACAATTAGTTTTAGAGGAAGACTACGATCCTACGTCTGACGATTATTACAAAGAAATCGACTCACGTATGCGTAAGGAAATGCCTCACAGGTTTCAGGAGAAAAAGTCCAACGCCCAGACTGTTGCTCCTGCTTCGTCCAATGGACGGTCACAAAAATCAGGGCGGAAAAAAGCTGTGGAACTAAGCCCGGGTCAAGTCGCTTTTGCGAAGAAGATGCGGATACCACTGGAAAAATACGCACAAGAAGTTGCGAAACTGGAACGGAGAAACTAAAATGGCAAATCGTACACCACGCGAGTCTGGTACTCGGGAAAGCGCACAGCGCACTATGGAGTGGCGTCCCGGTTCTGCCCTAGATGCTCCGGAACCCCCTATTGGGTATAAACATCGTTGGATTCGTGAATCCGTGATGGAGTTTGACGACAAAACTAACGTTCATAAGAAACGTCAGGAAGGCTGGGACCTCGTTCGCGCTGAAGAGTATCCCGATTATGCCGGACCCGTAGTAGACGAAGGACGCAACGCTGGCATCATTGGTGTCGGTGGCCTTGTTCTTGCTCGCATCCCCGTCGAAATGGCAGATCAGCGGAACGACCACTATAATGGGGTCACTCGTAATCAAATGGAAGCAGTTGATCGTGACTGGATGCGTGAAAACAATCCAGCCATGCCGAAACTTGCTCCTCAACGTAAATCCTCTGTGAGCTTTGGTTCTCAAAGAGGAAAATCTGAAGGATAGACAAAATGGCGAATAATGACGCACCTTTTGGCCTTCGTCCAGTTCGTACAGGTATTAGCTCTCAGCAGCAAAACCGTTACCGCATTGCCAACAACTATGGCACAGCTATTTTCCAAGGCGATCTAGTCGCAATGGTAACTGGTGGTGGCATTGAACGTGTTGGCGCAGGAGGATCAGGTTTGATCCTTGGCGTATTTAACGGCTGTTTCTATACAGACCCAACAACTGGCAAGCCAACTTACTCAGCATACTACCCCGGTAGTGTGGCAGCGGACGACATCATGGCGACAGTTATTGATGATCCGGGCGCAACATTCGAAGTACAATCAGACGAGGCATTCCCTGTGGCTGACTTGGCTGGTAACTTCGACATCGTGGCAACAGCAGGCGACACTACTTCTGGTATGTCTCGTGTTGAGCTAGATACTTCAACAGGCGCAACTACTGCGACTCTACCGTTGAAAGCTATCGACATTTCTCAAGACCCTGAGAATAGCGATGTTTCATCTGCGAACACTAACGTGATCGTGAAAATCAACAATCACTTGTTCAGCGGCGGCACCGCTGGCTTGGCATAAGGAGACTGAGTTATGGCTATTTCTCGTTCACAACTCGTCAAAGAATTGGAGCCGGGCCTAAACGCTTTATTCGGTATGGAATATGACCGTTACGACAGTGAACATGCTGAAATCTTCGAAACGGAAACATCTGACCGTGCATTCGAAGAAGAGGTTATGTTGGCTGGTTTCGGTAACGCACCGACTAAATCAGAAGGTTCTTCAGTTGACTTTGACACAGCAAATGAAGCGTACACATCTCGTTATTCACACGAGACAGTTGCGTTGGCATTTGCTCTAACAGAAGAAGCAATCGAAGACAACCTGTATGACCGTCTTGGCGCTCGCTATACTCGTGCATTGGCACGTTCTATGGCGCACACTAAGCAGGTTAAAGCAGCGGCTGTTCTAAACAACGCGTTTGACAGCAGCTTTGCAGGTGGCGACGGTGTAGAGCTTTGTTCGGATGCTCACCCACTATCAGGTGGTGGCACATTCCGTAACGAGCCGTCAACAGCAGCAGACTTGAACGAAACTTCGCTTGAGAATGCTTTGATTGACATCTCTACATTTGTTGACGAACGCAACATGATCATTGCTCTACGCGGCACCAAGTTGATCATTCCACCACAACTGCAATTCGTTGCAGATCGCTTGTTGGAATCAACTCTACGTGTTGGCACAGCAGACAATGATGTGAACGCGATTCGCAACATGGGTATGCTTCCAGAGGGTTACACTGTTAACCACTTCTTGACAGACCCAGATGCGTTCTTCATCAAGACTGACGCGCCTAACGGCTTCAAGCACTTTGAGCGTTCACCAATGCGCACAAACATGGAAGCTGACTTCGACACAGGCAACATGCGCTTTAAAGCTCGTGAGCGTTACTCATTTGGGTTCTCAGACCCACGTTGTGTTTTCGGTTCACCCGGAGCATAATTTGTGCTATACTAGGGTTGTGTTTTTTCATAACACCTCCCTGTTGGACTTGGGGC